ATGCCCCGGACCAGTTGCCCTGGAATACGTTGCTGAACACATCGAAGAGACCCAGCAGCACATCCAGCACCGTTCCCAGCACCGTGGAGATCACCTGGAAAGCACCCTCGAATACCGGAGCCAGCACCTCGCAGAACTTATCCCATACCGCCTTGATGACCTCGGTGATGTCCTTAAAGGAGAAGCCCAGCGCGTTCAGCCGCTGCACGATGCCGTCAGAGAAGGCTTTAAACTTCGCCTTCAGCCCTTCCCAGATGGCCGTGACTTTATTGCGGAATTCCTCGTTGTTCTTCCACAGGTTCACAAAAGCCGCGACCAGGACAGCGATGACAGCGATTACCGCCAGCACCGTACCGGACACACCGCCCAGGGCTGCTTTCAGCGCCTTGAAGACGCCTCCACTCTTCTTCACGTAGCTGGTGACTTTCAGGATGCCCTTGCCGAACTTGGCAAAGCCCTTCATAGCCGTACCGACTTTTGTGATGACCGTACCGAGTACAACCAGCAGCGGGCCAATGGCAGCCGCCAGAGCCGCGACCTTCAGAATGGTCTTCTTCTGCGCATCGCTCATGCCATTCAACTTGTCCACGAAAGCCTGAATCTTGCTGACAATGGCTCTGATGGCGGGCATCAGCAGTTCACCAAAGGAGATCGCCAGTTCTTCCAGCTGGGACTTCAAAATGGTCAGCTGACCGTTCAGGTTATCCTGCATGGTAGCCGCCATGGACTCGGTGACGCCGTTGTATTCCTCCACCCACTCGATGCCCTCTTCAATGGCCTGGGACATGGGGATGATCGCCCCATCCTTGGTCTTTACGAGGGTATCCGAACAGGTGTCGATGGCCCCAGTCAGTTTATTGAAATCCTCATCCGAGGCATTGATAATGGCAAGCCAGCCCGCCATGGAGTTCTTGCCGAAGATGGCAGATGCCGCCGCAGCCTGCTCCGATTCGGAAAGGCCGCCCATCTTCTCACGCAGGGAGACCATGGTTTCCCGCAGGTTGATAGAACCGTCATCGTTTGCTACAAGGGCAATGTTGTACTTGTCCATGTAGGTCTGCATCTGCTTGGTGGGCTTGGCGAGGTTGGTAAGACCTGTACGCAGCGACGTACCAGCCTGGGATGCCTTGATACCGGCGTTTGCCATAAGACCCAGGGCAACGGAGGTGTCCTCTGCGTTGATACCAAGAGCGCCTGCCACAGGAGCCGCATACTTGAAGGACTCGCCGAGCATGGACACATTCGTGTTGGCGTTGGAGCTTGCCGCCGCCAGGATGTCCGCAAAGTGGCCGGAATCATCGGCAGAAAGACCGAAAGCGGTCAAGGCATCCGTTACGATGTCCGATGTAGAAGCCAGGTCTTCGCCGGAAGCGGCAGCCAGGTTCATGATGCCCTCGATACCGCCCAGCATATCCTCGGTCTTCCAGCCGGCCATCGCCATATACTCGAAAGCGGAAGCCGCCTCGGATGCGGAGAACTTGGTCTTGGCACCCATCTCACGGGCTTTATCCCGGAGGTCCTGCAGATCCTGCCCGGTTGCGCCGGAGATAGCAGAGACCTTGCTCATGCCCTCGTCGAAATCCGCCGTGGTTTTGACAGCGGCAGCGCCGAGCGCCACAATGGGAGCCGTAACCTTCGTGGTCAGGCTCTTGCCCGCGGAGGTGATCTTTCCACCGACTTCCTCAAACTTCCCGCCGACCTCTTCGATCTTTGCCAGGGTCGCATTGGTGGAGGATGCCTGGGCTTCGAGCTGTTTCAGCTGCTGTTCCGTCTCCTGGATCTCACGCTGGAGGGCATCGTACTGCTCCTGGGTGATCTCGCCCTTCTGGAGCTGCTCGTTGGCCTGCTCCGCTGCAGTCTTCAGGGTTGCCAGCTTCTCCTTTGTCTCGGAGATCGCCTGTGTCAGAAGTTTCTGCTTCTGCGAAAGCAGTTCTGTATTGGAGGGATCGAGCTTAAGGAGCTTCTCCACGTCCTTCAGCTGCGACTGGGTATTTTTGATTTCCTTATTGACGCCTTGCAATGCGGACGAGAGCTTAGTTGTATCTCCTCCAACCTCAACGGTAATTCCCTGAATCCGTCCAGCCATGTGATCCCTCCTTTCTCATCAACCTACAAATTCAAATCTCTTCCCGCCTGCTGTTGACCAGTGTCCCTGGCACACCGAGAAGATGTTGCCCTGCGATATATTGAGTTCACGCGCCGCGTGATGCGAACTCTCATATACCTTTCCTGTATCAATACATCGGACACGCCGGTACGGTCTGCCCACACGTTTCTTTAGTTCACGGCAACGATGCAGCGAGTTTTCGGAAGCTGTGCACCATTCAAGGTTGCTGACATTGTTGTTTCCAGGATTTCCATCCTTGTGGTTCACCTGTGGCAAGTTGTCTGGATTTGGAAGAAAAGTCATAGCAATCAGCCTGTGCACAAGAGGCTGAGACTTTTCTCCTTCAATTGAAAACTTCACTTGCTGATACCCGTTGTGAACATCATTTGGCGTCAAAATATGCGATGGATGAAAGACTTCTCCCCATCTCCCTGTTTGCATTCGATCAACACTTCTGATTCGTCCTGCTGTGCTGGCCTCGTAGTAACCCTCATAGCCAGGTATCGGTCTCCATTCTTCGTTCACTCGGTCGCCTCCATAAACAAAGGAGCCAACGGATACCTGTCCATCAGCTCCCTGCATCGTTTCATGTTGTGTTCCTTCAGTTCCGCCGTCTTCTGGAGAAAACGCTTTGACTGCGGCCTCGCCTTGATGATCGCCTTCATCCTCTCATACCGGGCAATGTCATCCCGCAGGGCTGCATCAGTCACGGCGATGGGATAAACCATACCGCACTCCGGACAGCGGAAGAAGGTGTGCTCAATCTCACCGTCCCGGGCCGTTTCCGGCTGCGGATGGATCTCCGTTTTGCACTTGTCACAGATGATCTGCATTGGAATCTCCTTATTTGTTCAAAATAAAGTAACAAGTCTGTGTCCAAATACTGTTGACAAAGCGGACACAATCGTGTACCATATAGATGGGAGGTGATCTTATGAATTTCTACTCTGTACGCGATCTGAGAACTGATTCCAGAAGCATGTGGGCTGATCTCACAAGTGGTGATGAAGTCGTTCTTACCAACAACGGAAAGCCGTCTGCTCTGGTCATCGACATTCCCGAGGGAAGTTTTGACGAGATTGTTCAAGCCGTTCGTCAGGCAAAAGCAATGATTGCTCTTAACAGCGCACGCAGACGCGCTGCCAAGGCCGGATTCATGTCTGATGATGAAATCGAAGCCGCCATCGCAGATGCGAGAAACGGAGGCTGACATGAACCTCGTCCTTGACACCAATATCCTCATTTCGGCTGCTTGGTCGCCGGGACGGAATGCAAGCAACATCCTCAATGCCGTATTTGCGAGGAGATTCACAGTCTGTTATGACTTCCGCATTTTGGAGGAATACGACAGGGTTTTTCACTACCCGAAGTTCCAGTTTGCAGAATGGGAAATCAGTGCCATTCTTGACCCAATGATCAAAAACGGAATCTCTGTTGTTGCCGACCCGATCCCGGACGTTTCTTTTGAAAGAGACGAAACAGACCGAAAATTCTACGAAGTCGCAAAGTACTGCCATGCAATCCTTATTACCGGCAACCTTGCGCATTATCCGAACGATCCAGAAATCATGTCACCCGCGGATTTCTGCCAGAAGTACCTCTGAACTTCTCCCCACCCAGTAGAAATGCTGAGTGGGGATTTTGATTTTTTCATCATTTTCGCAGTAATTTTGATTTACTGCTGATTTGATGAAAAAGAGGACTGTCAGATTTTATCCATATCCGCCTGGGTCGCTTCCTCGCGCCAGTGAATCTCATCCCGGCTGTGCTCATGGAACATGTCGTTCACGGAGCCGATGGTCAAAAGGTCCAGGTCAGCGATACTAAGCCCCAGCTGCACACAGCGGAGCATAAACAGAGCAGTCGTCATTGGCCGCTCTGTCTTCCTCAGTTTTTTCTTGCGGGTACCGTGGTCTTGATGTTCATACCCCACAGGTCGATCAGCTCCGGAAGGATCTGATAAATGCTGAAGGTGTCGAACTGGTCAAGCCATTCATCCGGGCTGTCGTACTTCTCGTCCGGGTGCGCGGCGCAGTACATGACGAAGCTCAGATCCTCGAACATCTCCAGAGAGAAGCCGTCCAGGGAGGAAGCCTCCTCGTCCTGATCCTTGATGGCGTCGTTCAGTGCCATCAGGTCCTTGTACACGTCCCGACCGAACTTGTTTCTATAGATACGGGGAATGGCGGCAGAAGCCTTGAATTCCACCTGCTTGCCGTCGATCTCTATTTTCTTGGTCACTGCCATAGGTTTTTATCCTCCAATCAAGTATTCATGTAGAGCTGGCAGGGAGTATTCCATCCCTGCCGTTTTAGTCTCAGCCCTCAGGCTGCTCTTCGCCGTTGTCCTCACCGTCATCCTCGGGTTCCTCCGAGGCGGGCGGCATATACACTTCGTCGTACCAGGCATCGTACACAGCCTTGCTGGTATTCTCGCCGGTCTTGGCCTTCACATAGCCGTTCGCCAGTGCGGAAGCGATGATGGACAGTTCCTCAGTCTGGACGTCCTTCTCGTCTTCCTTGGTGTCGCCTTCCGCAGAGGGACGGGACGCACTGCAGCAGTAGAACACATGGCGGATCGCGTTCTGGTCGCCGGTGAACTCGAACAGCAGGGCAAAACGCTCAAAGGTGCTGTCAGCGTTCTCCAGCAGCACACCGTTGGCGTCCTCTTCCTCGTGCAGGATGTCCTTCAGGAACTCCTCCGGGATCAGGGCCAGTTCCAGGTCACCCTCGTAACCGGCGTTGTTGTTGAGAACCACATACACGATATCGTCAGCGTAGAAGTTCTCGCTCTCGCCCTCGGGGTCAAGGCCGATGGAGACCGCGCCGGGCAGGCGTACCGGCTTGGCGTAGGTCACATTGCCGTCCTCGTCGAAGGTTGCCTTGGCGTAATAGCAATTCTTCAAACCGAAGCGGACCTTATTTTTCTTCTTGCTCATGGGTTATCCTCACTTTCTGACCCTTCCGGGCCTTCATCGTATTGGAGGTCAATTGTGACCTCGTACAGCACTTCGTACATCTTTTCTTCCTCGATCCACACCTCGGACTTATGGAAGAACAGCTCATGCTCCGTCAGGAGCTTCTCCACCCTGGCTTCCAGAGGCGGGTTTTTCTCATCCGTGTACAACTCGATATCCAGGTGTGTCAGCTGATAGTACACGGTATCGTCCGCACCAATGGGAGCGTTGGTGGGATACAGGAAGCAGAGAAAAGGCGTAGCCGGAGACTCGCCCTCTGCAAAATGGTCGTAAGCGACGGGAAGTGACAGTTCCTCCAGCATCGCCATTACTTCGTTGTGTGTCATACGCATCACCCTTTCAGCGCCTTCTCGATCAGGCCTTCCAGCATTTCAATGCCCATCTCCTCCGCAGGCGCGATATGGGGGATAGCGCGGACACGGCCGCCGCCCCGCTTGGCATGTCCCTTTTCAAGCAGGTGGGACAGCATGTAGCGGTTGGGGGAATAGACCGTCTGTTCCAGGCTCTGGCTGCTTTCCGCCGTGGTCTTAACCTTCCAGCTCTTGGCGTAGCGTCCCGTTCTCACAGGCGCGGAGCCATTGATCTGGTCTTTCACTGCCTTGGAGGTCTTCTTCACAGCGGACTTCACGCCCTCGGCGGAGAGGTTTGCGTACTCTTCCAGCCCCTCGTTGATGGCAGCCGCCATCTCGTCGATGCTTACCGTCCTGCTCATGACGCACCGCCCTTCTTCTGCAGCTTGCAGACGATCCGGATGGTCTTCTTCTGGTAGTTCATGAAATCCAC